CTTGACCAAATATGCTCGTGAGATATTCATATGAAGATTCTTGACCAAGATCATGTAATTTATTTACTTGTCTAGCTACATTTACTAAATCTTTAATACTTGAATTATAAGTATTGTTTATAAGTGCTTGAAATGATGGTTGGCTATTTGCAAATCTTTCAAATTCAGAAACCCAATTTTCAATTCTTCCAGAAGCTCTTGCCATGCCCATTTGATCGAATGTGGTAAGCATTTTTTGTACAAATGTCCCAGCTGTATTTACCATTTTTTCAACAGGTTTTTTGCGAGCAGAAAGTTCTTTTAAATAAGCTCTTTCCATTGGATGACCAAAGAATCTTTTATACAAGTTTTGAAGCATTTGAGCTTCGGCTTCTTTTTTATCTTCTGGAAAATAATTTACAGCCTCATCTAAATCTGTACGAGCAAGATATTCTTTACCAAGATACTTTAGTTCATTAACAGTGCTTTTACCTTCCATTATTACTTCTACAGCAATTTCATTAATTATAGAAACATAATAAGCAGCATCTATAAGACGATTGTCACTTAATGCTTGTTGGGCAGAAGCAAGAGCATTGGTTACAGATATCTTAAATATATTATTGCCAAGAGCCACTCCTCTAAGTTGCTCATCTATAGCTCTAAGAACATCCATTCTTTCACTATATTCACTAAAAAGTTTTTCAGCAATCCAACGTCCAATTTGGCCAGAATTAAGTTTATGTCTCCAAGCGGATAAAGCTTGAGCGTTTACAATAATAATATCTTTTTTTCTAAAATTGGACATAAGTATCCTCCTACCAAGAAGGCATAAATAATAGTTGTTTTTATAATCTAATTAAAGAACTTAATGTTTCATACTGGTGGTTTTGAGCCACCCATTGGTGATGGTCCTCCAAGCCCTCCACCTAAACCGCCACCAGGAGGACTACCTAAACCACCTCCAAGACCACCTAAGCCACCGCCTCCTGGAGGTCCACCAAACATATCACCACCTGCGCCAGGAAGTGCTTCGCCAGGAAGACCAGTTTCTACAATTTCCTTAATTTCATCAACATCATCTAATGAACGCAATTCATTAAGGTTCATTCTTTGCAATGATTCGCTTTCCTTAGCTTGAATTACTATATCAATATTTTCTTGACGAATCTTTTTAACCTCATCTTCATATTCAAGACCCAAAGATCTATAAAGAGTATGCAATGATACCTTTCTTGGTTCTTGTGTCAAAAGTTGTGATAAACTATTAATGTAATCATTAGCATCAAAGAGTGACATATGATTCCATTCTATTTCTGGAACAATTAATACTTTTTGGTTATCAACACGTTCATAAAAATCATTAATCTTTGAAATAGGTGCAAAGATCTTTCTTCTTAACCAAGCACTTAGCATGTTTCTAAATTGCATATAACGTTGACGCAATACATCAAGTGACACACCACCATTTTGGTAAGTAATATCACCTCCACCATCCATTACAACTTGCGGTACCATTAAACCTATATAAATTTCTTTAATTAATTGAGTTATATCATTTGATGTATCATAAATAGCACTGCCAAAACCTACAGGTTCAACAGTTACACCATCATGTGTAAATATCTTGAAGTTTTTGTCGTACTGAGAATTTCCTTGAATAGTAATTTTACCATTTCTACGAGTTATGAATAAACCTGTAGGTACTGTGAAACACCACACTTTTCCATCATATTGTTCTATATCAAATGTTTTATGATATTCTTTTATTTGAGAATTTCTTGAATTTTTATATATTTTTGGAAATAATCCTTTTTCAGATTCCGACCAACTTATAGTATAAAGATCTTTATGATTTTTTTGTTGTTTTCTAACAGATAAAAGTGGAGCAAAACCACATTTGTAAGCAATTTCATAAACATCATCGCTAAGTTTTTTAGATGTTGTATAGTATGAATATCTATTAACATTATTTTTAGATGAGAATTTAGATCCATCACCCTTAATTAACGCTTGTAATAATACATTTAAATGATCTTTATTTAGATTTTTTATCCATTCTGGAATTTGTTTAAAATTATGCTTTACATTACCATTTGAATCACCAATTTCATTAACAAAGAAATTATATAATTCTTTTGAAGAAATTATTGCATTCCATTCATCAGAATAATTTTCCTTTTTACTTTTCTTAATTGATTCAGAATATGATTTATTTATTGAATTTGCAAATTTTTCAAAACATTCAGACATTTCTGAATAATATTTATCTACGGTTTGACAAATACCAATTGTATATTGATGTTTGTTATTTGTATATAAACATCCTTCGCTTAATAAATATCCCAAAAACTCAAGATAAAGATTTATCGGCACATGTTGCCCCAAAATTGAAACATGATTTAATGTTTCACCTTCCCATTCAATCTGAGATCTAAACTTAACATAATCATTTAATGAAAGATCTTTAGCTTTAACTTTTTTCCACTCTTCCCAATAAGATTTTTTATTTTTATGTTTTCTTTCAGAAACCCACATATCATGATTTGGAGTAACTTTAATATCAACCTTTTCATTAAAATAATGATACATTTCTCCTGAATAATTATATAATGATGCTCTTAATGGTTTATGGTATTCAAGTTGTTCATTATTTTTATTAAAACAAGCAATTTTAATATCTTCTTTTGCTTCACATGAAGTGATTGAGTTATTTTTCTCTGTAAAATTAATTACTTCATTAAATTTCTTAAATCCTTTATCTGTGAGAACTTCTGTTTCTTCATCATAACATTCTTCAAATACATTTCTATATTGTTGAAGATCTTCTGGTGTTGGTTTATAATTATCAGGACCTCCACCAATCTTTACCAAAGTTAATGGATTAATGAGATTATCTGCTTGAGCAAATTTACATTCTTTAATCTTATCCCAAAGCATTAAAGATCTAAAACAACTTACAGGCAACCCTGTACCTCTAATTTCATAAGGAGAAATTTTTCTAGCTAAATGAGAAATATAGAAATTACTAAGAGGGATGTTTTCGCCTCTTCTAACGTGCTCAATAATTGATGGATCTAATTGTTGTCTTTGTTGAAGATCTGATGGTTTATTTCCTACAGCTATTCTTCTTAAATTTTCATCTGGTCTTAAAGAAATAATTGGTTCACCAGCAACCACAGATCGTTTTACTGTTATATAATCTGGATTTTGAATAAGAAGTCTGCTCCATTTTGCAGTGCCTTCATCTAACTCTGCATAAATAAATGCTTCACCTAAAGTCCAATATTCTTGAGCAACTTGAACGCAAATGTTCATTAAATCAATCTCATCAATCATATTTTCAAAAAATGCAGCAACTCTTGAATCTTTACATTTAATGTTTAGTTTTGAAATTGGATATGTTGAATGAAGTGAAATAGCATTTTGAACAATTGGATTTAAAGCAAAGAAAGATCGACACCATGCATTAATAGTTGCTCTATCTCTTGGCAAATTAAGATTTGAATTAAGCCAAAGTGGTGAATATACTTCAGGAGTTTGTCTTACAGTTCCTCCTGGTCCTCTATATCCACTACCAGTTCCATCAAATGAGCCACCATTACTATTAGAACCAAATGATCCGCTTGCTTGTTTTTTTAAAGTTAAAACATTTCCAAGTGATGTTTTACCATCATTTTTTATAAAATGCTTATCTTTTTCATGTTCAGAAACAAAGACTCCTTTTGATACTTCTTCTTCTAAACGTTCTCTTCTATTTTGTGAAACAACCTTTAACATATTATTAGATGCTACTGGTGGTGCTTCACCTTTTCTTGCAAAAAATTGTTCAGATTTAGATTTGGTCATAATTTAAGCCTTTTTAATATACTCAATTTTTAATATATAACAAATTAATTTAACATATTAAAAATTAGGACAATATCCTGTGATTGCCATGATTTTTTTCTTTCCAGAACCAGGATCACTTAAACCACCTTTATTGTTACTAAATCCACCAGTTGCATGATGTTTATAAGCAATATAAGCATTCAATAAGGCCATGAATCCGTCATTTGGCCCATTACCTTTAACATATCTTCTTACAGGTTCATGTACTGAATTTAATGTTGTTTTAATTTCCATACTACAACAATGATCTATAAGCCATGATATCTTTTCCCAATCTCCCCAAGGAAAACGAATCATACCTCTTTTCATAACATTATATAACTCTTCAATATAATGCTCACGCTCAGCTTGAATTTCTTTTGGAAATGTTTGATCATTAAACTTTGTATAACCATTTACTTTTGAAACCAATCTGCTTGCTAAAAACAAATCACCATGTTTATGTTGCATTTCTTCAAATAAATGATGTGCATAACCAATATCTCCAACAACTTGTGTTGCGGAATATTTTCTTATTATTTCGTCAATAAAATCTTTTAAATAATTAAAATCACTCTTTTTAATTATTGTTGCAAATTCAATTTTAAGTTGATGGCCATCCTCGACAAGAACTACACAAGTGCTATATGATTGTCCGCCAGCTTTTTTCGCCTCAGCAGAACCAACTGCATCTGCATCAGATTTTTTACCCCAGTCAAATCCAATGAACACTTTCTTCTCTTCTTTTATTGAGATACCTGTAGACATCTTCCTTCTTCTATCAGCACATTTATCTTCAATTTGTTCTGGAGTCATTGGACCAAGCTCACCAGAGAAAAATTCTCCAAGAACTTCGTTTTGCCATGCGCGCTCTGTATTTATTGGATGATTTTCTGGCTTTTCATGTTCCATATCTTCTCTAGTTATTTTAGGATTGTATAACTGATTAATATGATAACCAACCATTTCACATTCTTCTATTGGTTTTGTGCTAACCCACTTACCTCTTTCAGCGGCTTCTCTTTTATCTTGAGTATGTCCACAATGAACACATTTTACAATGTATCCATACAGCCAAATATTTTCCCATTCATTACTACCAGGAGTGTACAATGGAAAATGTTCGCCACACGCTTCACATCCTAAATAATAATATTGTTGAGAAGAACTGTTCCACATTTTATAATAATGTGAGCTTCTTTGTTTTGGTGTTCCAAAATAAACTTGAATACCACCTCTTCTTGAACCATACTTGGATGCAGTTAATAGTTTATTTGCATTTTGAATGGCAAGTAAAGGTGTATCCTGTACCTCATCATAAAGAATACCATCTACAGTACCACCTCT